CCAAGAGTATTAGGAATTGTACTTTTAAATACATTTTCTGTTATATCATATGATGGTAAAGATGATGAAGCTACGTAATAGTTAATATCATTTTCATTATAAGTATTTTGAACATTAGATGTTATTACATCATTCCCATACTGCAGTGTAGATGTTGAACTAAATGCTCTGTCCAACTTTCTACGAATATCATAATCTACATCTACTAGTGGGGTAAAATTCAAAACATTATTTAGATCTACCTGATTATTTTGTAATATGTCACTTACAACAGCATCAGATACCTCTACTTGTTGCGATCCACCTCTTCTTATAATGTCTACCTTATCACCTACCTTTAAGTTTGACTTATCTGGTTTTGTTTTTAGTATAACACTTGCTGAACCCCCTGTTGGAGCACTTGGAAAATTATCAATCTGAAAAGTACAGGATGTATTATAGATCCATGAATTAAAGAAAACTTCTTTCTTTGTTTTATTTTGAGGATTCGCCACTACCTCACCAAGATTTTTAACAGATATCCTTTCTCCTTCAGTGGTAACACTTGATGTATTTGATGGTAGAAGTTTAAAATCAGATAGTACACCTGTAATTCTTAATTCAACTTTTTTACTAAGATCTCCATCCTCATATCCAAAAATAAATTCATCGGATCTTACATCGTCTGTTGAAGAAATCGCAGTAGTAATACCAGTGCAATTTAGGAATTGATTAACTGTCTTATCAGTGTATGTAACCGTGTTTATCCCTGATATGACCCTACCGGTAGTGTTAAACCCAACAGTTGAGTCAACAGTGATTACAGACGATCCTATCGGCACATCACCTATTGCCTTTGACTTTCCGGGTACAGTAAATGTTCCTAAAATACCACTACGATCATTATACCCAACGAATAAACTTAACTTATAATAACTTTTTCTATTTCGGGTAATTATCTCTACTTCAGATACTGAAGCTGTCGTCTGAGAATCAGTTGATTTTGTTATTGTCTGTCCGAGTAATTTATTAGGATCACCACTAATAACTTCAGCCACCACGATTTCTCTGCGTATAAATTCAGCACCTGATGGTTTGATAAGAAAATCTTCTAAATCGAGTATTTTAGGTGTGACTCCAAATATCGCATTAAAGAGAATACGGAATGATTCTGCAGTTCCTTTTGATTGATATAAAGACTTTGATTCTTTTATGAAGTTACTTACATCTAATTCTGATATGAATTTTGTATCTTCTAGACCCGGAGTAAGTGATGACTTAATTTTTTTGTAAAATTCTTGTAAAAATAAAACACTAAGATTATTTACAGATACACCAGATGTATGATTAGCAGTGGTTGTGGATTTAAATACTAATTCACCCGGATTATTAGGGTCTGTATATGATGTTATGCCACTAAATCCTCTAATACATCCTGTAAATGTATTTGTTGTTAGTCCTGTATAACTTATTATTTCATCATCAATTTTAAGTAAACCATATTGATTAGGAAACCCCTTTGTAGATGATACTGTAATAGTATCACTTGTTGTTGTTACACTAGAAGTTAATGTAGTTACACCTACAATTACTTCAGGAGTTAAGTTATCTAATTTTAAATATTGATCTAAATTATCACTTAAGTCTACAACACCACTACGATGTTCTTGAGAAATATAATATTGTCTTAAAAAGTCAACAGTTTTTGGACTCTCTGAGAGAATGAACTCAGGAAGTTGACTTTCTATAACTTGTTGAACTTGTATACGTTTTTCGATTCCAGTTCCTATCATTTTATCTGTTTAGTTCCCCATTTGAGTATGATGATGTTACTTTATATCCAACACCAGAAATTTGTTCACCAGATGTAATAGTATCTTTAACCATATTTATGGTACTACTAGGAATGTTAAAATCCAAATATAAATCTTGTAATCCTATAACATCATTAGATTCTGGGAATGCCTGTACTTCGACTATATTATTATCCTTTTCAGTTTCAGTAATGTTGATTGTTGTTAAATTTACTTCACCATGAATATAGTCAACAGTTCCAGCTGATTTGACAACTACAACATTAGTACCGCTTTGAGTGTCCTTTCTAACAATTGAAATTACACCAGTTTGCATATCTGGGTTGGGTGTATCTGTGATGTAAACTGTATTAGTATTTCCTTGAATTTTGAATCCAGTGCTCTTTATATTTAATCCACCGGGTTTTACATTAAATTGATTACCAAAACATAATTCATACTGTGCAAATTGATTGATAAGTGCGTTTAAATTACGTCTAATCTTTACCCTTGTGATATTTGATGAGATTGCTTTATCAATATTATCAATAACGTTTAATACTTTACTATACTTAAATCTACCACCAAAACGATTTACATCACCAGATCTTGAATAGATCGTGAGAGCATCAGATATTTTTGTTCTTAGTCCATTTACACTTGTAACAGCTGTCGAATCATAATAAATGAAAGATTCAACTTCAACGTATAATATCTGTAAATCTACTATTTTTTGGTTTATACCAGTAAGAGAATAACTTTTTAATTTTCTTAAAATTTGTGTTTTATCAAAGTCAGATACAAACTCACCATTTTTTGGTTTGATTGTAATAAAAACAGTACCAAACTGAGGTGGATCTAATTCCTCTCCCCCAACAACTGATACACTTTCAGTATTAGGGTATACAGTTTGTATTATTGATTCATAATCTCTTGCTGTTACTGCCCTGTACTGTGCTGAGTAGAGTCTAGGTGCAAAGTATTTAATTGAATCTAAGGGTTCAATGTCACCACCATTTGAGGCAGATTGAATAACATCGATTGTTGGAATTGAAGATGGTACAACAATGCTAGTAGGTAAAGACGATGTTGCTTGATCTTTATCAGCAAAACTACCAGCAAATGTAAATACTGAAGGCCCATTACCACTTTTACCCGAAGTAATTATGTACTGCACAGTGATTTGAGCACCATCCTCTAATTTTTTACCAAATGTCCCATCACCAAATAATATTTCATACTTTTCATCCTGTACCTCTTGTATTAAGTATGTCTCAGATTTTGAAGTTACTCCAACTATATTGTCAATAATTCTATACTGCTTACCTAAACCGGGATCTGCAGCACCTCTGACATAAACTACAATAGATGAAGTATCAATATTTGCATTATCAAGAATAAATCTTTGAGTCAATGAACCATCTACTATAAATCTAGATGTTAAAAATGTACCCTCTAAGACTCTGATTGGTTCTTCAGTAGTTCCAAATTGTGCTAATCCATTATTTACAGTGGTGGTTATACTCTCTGATATAGAAAATACAAAATCAGTATTATCTTCAGTGCCTATACAAACCACACCGGGTTGTAATGTAAGAGTAGGACTACTTGTAGTCGTTGCTACTTGAAACTTAATAGACGCTCTGGCCGCTGTCTTAGACCTTGGAACATAACCAATATTTCTTGCTAGTGATACTACATTCTCTCTCAAAGTAGCAGAATCAAGAAAAGACTCATTTACAACTAAGTTTGAGTTAAATGCTGAGATGTAAGTGTTATATGCAAGAGTGTCGATCAATACAGAGAAGTTTGAACCCTCAAAATCAAAGTCTGTGAAGTTTGAGTTTGCTCTTAGGTAGTCTTTAATCTGTTCTCTTATCTGATCAAAGTCTAAATTAGTAAATTTGGTAAATGGCATTATCTTGCTGCTTGTAATATGAATGAAAAGCTCTGTGCTGGAAACTCTTGACCAATAATATCAAACAATATATTTACCTCAAACTCATTTTGATCAGGTCTGGGGTCAACATTAACTTGTAAATTGTCAACTCTAGGTTCAAAGTTTTCTATTGCTATTTTTATTTGATCCTCTATGACTGATGCTGTACCAAAGTCTACAAAGTTGTCAAATAATAAACCACGTACATCAGAACCCAATATTGAATTAAAAAACCTCTCCGTCGGTATTGTTTGCACAATATTCCTTACAGACCTCTTGATTGCGTTTTCAT